TTGAACTACCATTGTCAGGATCAAAAAATCCAAGAAGACTTATAAATTGTGAAGTATTAGCATTTAATAAATCATCTGCTCCCGCGTCTGATCCACTATAATCTCCTGCATCATCACCTACTGGTTTCCAATCTGGATTAGTTACTAAACCTTCTCCCACTACTTCTACTTGACAGAATATATCATCTTTTTGATATCCAAATGGAACACTATTTACTGTAAGGGTGACTGTTCCATTCGCTGTCGCGGTTCCTGTATTACTTAGTCTAATTTTATTATCTGCTGGTTTCAAACCTGCGATTGTCACAGTATCATCTGGGATCCCTGTTCCACTAATCACATCACCATATTTAATTTTAGCAAGATCTGTATCAGATATATCTGTTATTTCTATACTATTCTCTGTGGTAGTACCAATGATAGTGAATGTGTTTACATGATCCTCATGTCTTTTTAAATAAAACTTTTGACCGAATGCTGCACCAGATGTAGTATATTGAGAATTACTACCTTGTGTTAAATGGTCTTGTAATGTCATAGTGTTTAATTCATTATACAATCCTTTACTTTGTGTTGCTACACTAGCAATGTTCACTTTAGCATAATCAGCATTCCATGTTCCCTCCTCACTACCTACATCAGCTCCCCAAGCAACAGCATTACCAAAAGGAGTATCTTGATCTGGTGTAGAGTATGGAGTAATATTATCATTAATGTCTACTAATTCTCCAGTTACTCTTGATCTAACAAGATAATAATCCCGAACATCAGTACTAAATGTATTACTACCTACTGTCTGTGTACCCTCTAAACTAGTTAAACTAATAGAATATGTTTCACCAATATCAGTAGCCTTAATCCCAAAAAAAGATGTATTAGGTTCAGTAAGACCTAAAGCTCCATTTACTGTTTCATAAGCAGGTAAATCAAATTTTCTAAAATTATTTTTTAAATCTCTTGCTCCCCAACATATCAATCTTTGTTTTGCAAGGTTTTCACATATTTGTGCAAGTGAATAACTACCTGATGCAGAAGTAAATTTTTCACATAATGCATTTAATCGTGTTTGAGAAAATTCTCTTATCAATGTAACAGAATCAAGAATTCCTGTTCTCGCAGACAAATGCGTAGTAGGAGAATTTTCTAACTCCTCTTTTACTTCAATTATTTTCTTTTCAATTGCTCCTGCCATTGTATTCCTATGATAAAGGTCCTGAAAATGGAACAGGTGGTGCGCCTGGAATTAATCCACTCACTACCCATGTTTTTGCCCATGTATCTAAAATGCTTGCTAACTCTTTACAAAAACTTATACCTGAAGGTTGATGTCCAGAATATAATTGTATCAATTCCGGTGTATGTGAAGGTGATACCGCCGGTGGCCCTATCTGATTTGTAGACATAAATGTTGCTGCCATAGTTGTTAATGCTGATGCTATCTGTGTACCAACTGCTGCTCCAGATGGTAACATACTTGCATAAACTCCTCCTATCGTTAATCCTGTTGGTGCATCTACCACATTTGCTGCAGGAAATCCACCAGCGTTTTGACCCATCATTAAATAATTTTTAAATGCTTTTGCTATATCTTTTCCTGGCTTCATTGGATCAGGACTATGACCCCCATACGTTGCCATCAATTCACTTTGTAATGTTGCTTTAACTAATGCCATTATTCGAAACTTCCCCCAACTTTCAACGATTTCAATAAGGACAGTTTAGCTGTAGCCGGAGGCATAGGTGGTCCTGATGGGCCTGTTCCTGTTGGATGAGTGTGTTCTATTACAATATCTATTATTTCATCCAATACCTCTTTCAATGTAGAGATTAATCCTGCAACCTTTACTTTACCTGAAGTACTTACTGTTACCTCGCCCAATAATCCTTGTAAAGAAGCATCACCCCCACTACCCAATTTGAGTGTCGATAATAAACTATTCATTTGAGCACTTCCTACCACACTAGAAAAATCTATATTTCCCAATAATGCAGTTCCTGTAATTCCTGTAGTTCCCAAATTAGAATTTAATTCTATATCTCCAAGAGGTTTTATTCCAATATTTGCTCCCGCTCCTAAAGTTCCTAAATTCATTTCAATCTTACCAGAAAGAAGATTGTCCGTACATTCCATTCCAATCTTACCTAAAGTAGCAGAAGTCTTTTTAGCATAACCTTGTGTCATTCCTGGTAACACTCCAAAGATAGATTCATTTATTGAATCAGTAACGTTGAGTGTCATTCCTCCACCAGTTTGCATACCGACAGAGCCTTGAGAATTTAAACTATATGCTCCAGTTTGATGAGTTAATTTTCCACCTACTGATTTCTTTTCATCTCCTACTGTAGTTTCTGAATTAGATGCTGATTTCTTTTCAATGATGACATTATTAGCAGATAAAGTAAGAGTCTCATCTGCTCTTATTGTCATATTAGAGCCTTCTAAATTAATAGCTCCTAATGGATTATCAACATTAAATCTTCCCTTTTTTACAGCAATAGAATAATCACCATCAATCCTATCTACTCTATTACCAAGAATATAATTCTCTTGTGATCCATCAATAGTTGTATATTCACTCGCTTCAATGTGTGTATATTTTGCTCCTAAAATAATATTATAATAATTGTTTACTATTTTATCAACCTTAATACCTACTGGATGAATCTCAGTAAAAGTACCTGTTCTATGATACCAATGTAATCTCTCCTCATTGGGAGTATCATCCATTTCAATAATATGTCCACTCTCTGTTTGATGAACATGATTATATGGATATATTGATGCCCACGGAACTCTTGGTTCATTCCAAGCTTTTCCATCAGCCGTAGGAATTTGCATTTGACCGAATTTTCGGTTCTGCATTTTTTCAAAAACTATTCCTGATTTTCTAGGATCGCTCTCATCAGTATTTCCACGAATCCCTCTTGCTAATCTATTTGTAGTTGGCTCTCTTAAATAATCTAAATTTCTTGTTGTTGATATGGTTGTATCTGCCAACCCAGTATCAGGATATGTTGACCTAAATGGTTGTTCTACAATCTTAACTGTAAACGGAGGATCAGATGAATTTGGTCCAGTTTGACCAATCAAAGATCTTACTTCCATTTTTTCTTCAAGAGTAGTATTAGCTGAAATTACAACAGTCTGTGGATCTTCCTCAGGATCAGGATTAGAGTCATGAATAATAGTTGCCGGTTCTCTGGGCACCATATCAGTAGCAGGATTATATTGTAATGTTCTTGGACCTATTTCATCACCAAACATCGGGTGACCTATTTGATCTCCTTCAGGTAATCGAGGATCAAGAAATCCCTGACCACCTACTGCTGTACCATCATTATTAACTCCCTTTGCATCTAATTCTGGAATACCACCAAGTGTTCCGAAAAATACTGGTTCTTGTCCAGCTTCTCCATCACGATAAAATCCAACAACCCATGTTCCTTCAACCGGACCTAATGGAGATGTACCCACTCCTGTCTGACTCGCAGAAGTAATCGGAGCAACAGGATACGCCCACGGCAAAGAAACAGTAGGCATATCATTCTTGTTTTCTGAATGCCATCCTAAAACTCTTATTTTACATCTTCCAAGATATAGAGGATCATGGCGGTCTTCGACAACTCCTTGCCACCAAACAAATCCCCCTTTTCCCATAAAATAAGCCATCAGATCAATCTCCTTGTGATGTATTTACTGTTGTTGTATCATCGGCTTCTGGTATAGACCTATCTTTCCCAGGAGGCACTTTTAACGAATCTTTAATTGCTTCAAATTCTATCTCATATTTTTCTTTATTGAAATGATGGCGTAATTTAGTAATTAAATAATAACCACTTAAATACGTATGATGTTGCGATTGTGTAGCTCCATCTCTATCTTCAAGATATGTTGTAGGTAACTTAAATTCAATTAAATCTCCTACTGTTCTAGTAGAAAGTCCAGGCGCCCTAATATTTAATTTAATATTAGTAGCTTGTTGAGTTTGTACCAATCTTGATTGCATCCATTGTTCTACTCTATTTGGAATAATGTTTAGATTAGATTTTACTCCCCCCTTTACTCCTTGTGATCCCAGATCTTCTTTAAATCGAACATCATGTGCAAAATTGGTAGGATAAAAACTTATCACCGATTCAGGTGAACCTAATGCATCTTGTTTTTCGGTAGCTAATTTTCCTGTTCCTAAATGAGTAAAAGTATCTTCAAAGTTTTTCTTATCAGCAGCTTGTGTTAACATTTCTATTACTTGTGTCGAACCTGTTTCTTCATCTATAATGGTTTGTGTTCCGGCCGGCTTTTGTAAATTAAAATCTAATGTATCATATTTCATTCTGACTAAATCATGTGTAAGTAATCTATTTGCGTACATTCCCCGTGATAAATTTTCAAGAACATCAAAATTGGAAGAGAATGTATATTGGTCAACAGCTGTCATTTCTACAGCAATATTTGAAAGTTCGTTTTTCTGTGAATTTAATCTTTTTGGTTGTACTACGTATGTCTCTTTAACAGGTTCTTTTGGTATAGTATATACAAATTCGTTTGATGCTTCTTCACCATTCGCAGCTTCAGGTGTATTATATCCTGTACCACCACCGGTCATAAGAGTTTCCATTGAAATAAAAAAGAATCCTCTCACAGACTCATAAAAAACAAAATTAGATCCTATTGCATGTTTACCCTGAGATACTGCTCTAGATGCTAAGAAATTAAAAGCTTTAAATGGTGATTGATTTGGTATAATTAAATCAGTAATATTCTTAGTAGGTTCAATAAAAATCTTTTTTGCGGTTGATCTTCCTCGCTTAAAAAATTGTGTATAAAGAGATTTTACTACATCAGATATTTTTCGTGGTTCAAGTGAACTTGGATCAAGTGAGGATTTTCTAACTTTTTGTTTTAGATTTAGAATAGCTTCCTCAGAAACGAAAGATAATTTATAAGTCATAATTCCCTCATTAATTTTCATAATATCAGAAACTTTAACTATCCTAAATTTTAAATTAATTATACCTTCGTTTTGACTTCCTTCGAATGGGCCACTACTTACCTCTTCTGTTCTTTGTCTTACTATACCTTTTGTTTTTACTTGAATGTGTATAGTTTCTTCACCAATAATAGGAACACTTTCCATTAGTCCCACACCATCTACTACCTGTATATTTCCTGTAAGATAGTTCGCAAAAAGGTCTTCATAGATATTAAGATCTGACCACGCAGCTTTTAGATCAACATAACCTTTTCTATTGGGTGAAGTAAGTGTAAGCTTTTGAAGCTCGAAATCACCAGGAAATGAGGGGAGTTGTCCGGCTTTCGGATTTTTTAAAAATTCAGATTTAGTTCCGTGATCGGCGGTTTCTGTAGCAACTCCTGTTTCATTTTTCCGCCTATCAAGAATTGTTGCACCACCTGCTGGTCCTTCTGCCATTATTCAAGTTTCTCCGAATGTTCAGAGAGTATGTCTGCAACATACCTTCTATCAATTAATTTAATATCTCGTTTGGCTTCATTTCTAGTTATTTCCCAATCATAACAATATACAATCTTTCTTACTGAAGAATCAAGAGTATTATACGTTGTTTCATCAATCTCAATCGTGGCCTCAGGAATTGGTTCAGATGTGCCTGTTGCTTCAATTCTTGTTCTAACGATTTGCTCATAATGATGTACAGTATTTTTTGAGGCCGTAAGAGAACCATATTTATTTTTAACATAATTTCCAAATTCTCTTGAATTCAATGGCCAATCAAAGAGTGGATCATGTATATCATTAATCAAAAATATTAACCACGTATACTTTACATCACCATATATTTTAAATGAGGTAATATCAGGACGTTCTGATTCTGGTATTGAATAAGGAAAATAATTAACTATATCATTTTTAAGAATGCTTTTTATTTTGGCCTTGACCATAATATTAATAGCAGTCTTAGTTTTGATGGGTTTTGAACCCGTCATATCATAGTTAATTTGTGGATAATGTTGAAAAAACTCAGACATAATTACTCTCTCCTGTTACGCGCCTTGTTTTATTCTTTCTCTGTACATCACTTCTAATTCCATAAACGAAAGTTTCATTCCTATAGTTACTGGGTATTGTGTTCCATTAAAAAACAGAGGCACACTTTCTGTATTAAAATCTAAGTCACATGCAGTCAATACTGATTTTCCTACATTAAACATGGGATTGTCATCTGTATCTGGTAAAGCATTTCCATTAACATAAAAAGTAATTGTCCATGTATCAGGATATCCAAACAACATTGATGGTGCAGTTTTATCATCTCCTCCTGCATGAGAGGGTAACATGTGTTTCTTGAATGAGTTCACAATTTTTACACATGTCTTAGATTCATCTTCATCTTTCGGTAACATTTGAAAAGTAAAATCATGTGTTCTCATATCAGAAGGGCCTTTATATGCAGCTACAATATAAGGATTAAGTACAGCACCTTGTGCTCGTTCCACTATAGTTTTTGCTCCCTCTACCATAACATTCGCTTTTTCTCCTCCTTTAAGCATTGCTACTCTTGCAGCTTCACTTTGTCCTGCTGAATTTTGAGCTGTCATAACACTCTTTAATTGATCAATACTCATTCCTCCTGTTCCTGTTTTTCCTGGCAAGGTAAGTGCTTTCATACCTCTATCTGCTTGAGCACCCAATCCACCTAAAGAAACGTTTTCATATTCTGATTTATATGATGTGGTTAGAGCATCGCCTGGAATATATAATGCTATACTTAGTGTGGGTTTCTGACTTTTAAAACCAGTAGCATCAAAAGATATCCAATTATCAGTTTGTCCTGCCATCCCACCAAGATTAGAAGGATATTCAAAATATTGCATTGGAGTTTGTGCTGAAGTGGTTGGGTCCATAATTCCAGAAGAGGAGTCATTACATAAAACTAATGGCCCTTCGTAGTCGTAAAATTCAGCCGACTCTTGTACTAACTCATTTTTTTCATCATCCCAATGGTATATAACTTCTGTGTAAATTCTCATTACGGATATCCTTTATGTAAATGGTATTCTTGAACTATCTATATATTTATATGGCATACAAAGGAAAATTCCGCCCACAAAATTATAAAAAATATAAGGGCGATCATACAAATATAATCTATCGATCTGGTTGGGAACTAAAGTTCATGAAATATTTAGATAGACAACCTGAAGTCTTGCGTTGGTCAAGTGAAGAGATTATTATACCCTATCGTTCACCTATTGATAACAGATTACACAGATATTTTCCCGATTTTTGGGTTAAAACCGCTAAAGGTGAGACACTAATAGAGATCAAACCAAAGAAACAAACCAAACCCCCTAAACTAAACCCCAAACACAAAAGAAGATATCTAAATGAAGTGAAAAAATGGGGGATAAATGAAGCCAAGTGGAAAGCGGCGGCTGAATTCTGTGAAAATAAGGGATGGAAATGGCAAATTGTAACTGAAGATATTCTGAACAATACTAAATAGTTATATTATGGCTACAACAGAAGAAGAATCTTATCTAGATAAATTAAAAGACGCAATAAAAACGAATCAAGTAACTGCCAGAGCAAGAGCTGCGGGTAATTGGTTTCGTTCAATTGTTAATAGAACAAGAGGTGCGTGGTCTAGAGAAACACCTAAAACAATACTTTCTCGATCAGAGAGTTTAGTTACAAAAAATGTATTAGGTAGAATGTATTTCTATTCTTATGATCCTAAATGGAAAACTGAACTTCCATACTATGATACTTTTCCTTTGGTGTTTCCTATTGAAAGATATAGTGATGGATTTCTTGGATTAAACTTTCATTATCTTGCTCCAAAAGAAAGAGCTATATTAATGGATCAACTTAAGGCCTATGCTAATAATAAGAATTATGATGAAACTACAAGATTAATATTAAGATATAATATGTTAAAAGGTTTCACTAAGATTAAAAGAGCAAGACCAATGGTAAAAAGATATCTCACAAGTCATATTCGTTCCAAATTTGTTCAGATTAACGCAGATGAGTGGGAAGTTGCTCTTTTTCTACCAGTAGAGAGATTTAAAAAGGCAAACAAAAAAGTAGTATGGGCTCAAAGTAAGGAGATGTTCTAATGGCAGCACCAGGACCACGTAGTGGAGGACCAAGAGATTTCGCAGTATCAGATTTTATGTCCAAACTGGACGGGTTAAGTAGTTACGCGAAAAGAAATAGATTTACTGTTGAAATTATACCACCCACTACCTTGAATTCAGATGTCACTGCTTCATCGATAGAATTTCTTGTTAAGGGTGTATCATTTCCAGCCGCAAGTTTTGGAGCAACTAATTATAGAAGTGGTGGTAAATTTGCTTTGGAAGTTCCTTATGAAAGAACAGAAGAACCTGTAACAATTACTTTCTTAGGTACAAATGATTGGACACCTAGAAAGTTTTGGTATGATTGGATTGAACATATACAAAGTACAGAAACTTATAATATGACCTATTATAAAAATTTTGTAGGAAGTTGTTCAATTTCTGTTTATAGTGAACAAGCAGACCAAGCAGGGGGAGGACAAGTAGGAAGTGGACCTAAATCCCCCACACATAAAGTAAAATTACACGAATGTTGGCCGAAAGCATTGGGCGCAATAGAATTGGGATGGGAGTCTGGAGAATTGGTAGATTTTACAGTAGATCTACAATATAGTTGGTGGACACAAGAATAAGAATTTTATAATTATTATAGGAGTAAATCATGGCTTTACCACGGGTGCTAACACCCACTTATGAATTGACATTACCCTCAACAGGGCAGAAAGTTACATTTAGACCTTTTCTTGTAAAAGAAGAAAAAACATTATTAATGGCAATGGAGTCTACCGATGGATCGGCGATGGCCAAAGCCATGCGAGATATTCTCACTTCCTGTACAGAAGGAGAAATAGATCTTAATAGTCTCGCGGCATTTGATATTGAATATTTTTTCCTTCAACTTAGAGGAAGGTCTGTGGGGGAATCAATAACAATACATCCCCTGAGGCCTCTAAACTTTAAGTGTTGTAAAGAAGCAACAGAAGAAGATATTTGTGTAGTTGAGATTAATCTGGAAGATATTGTTATGGACACCAAAGGAATTAAATCATCAGAAATAAAAATTACTGATGATGTTGGAATGAAAATGAATTTTCCAAATATTGAAACTGTACAAAAATATGCAAATGAAGGTGAGAACATAAAAGCACAAGATGTTTTTCATTTAATAGTAGAATGTATTGATTATATTTGGGATGGTGATGAAATATATAAAGCAAAAGATTCTACTAAAAAAGAACTAACTGATTTTCTTGAATCCCTTAGTTCTGGACAGTTTACTAAAGTGAGAGACTTCTTTGAGTCTATACCAAGATTACAACATGAAATAGAGTGGAAATGTTCGAAATGTAAAAAATCGACCAACTTATTACTTCAGGGGATTGACGCTTTTTTCGGATAGCGCTGAGTCACGATTCCTTGGCGAACCATTATCAAACAAACTTCGCCATGATTCAGCATCACGGCTGGAGTCTAACAGAACTTGAAAATATGTTACCTTATGAAAGGTCAATATATGTATTGCTATTACAAAATTGGATTAAAGAAGAAAACGAGCGAATAAGAACTGAAAATCAAAAAATGAGAGGATAAGAAGATGGCCGCGCCAGAAGAACCAAAAGGAAAAGAAGACGATAAAACGTTAGCTGATGTCGTAATCCAATTGCAAGATAATAATGAATCAATAAAGAAAACTGCGCTTGACTTACAACCAATAGTTCAATCGTTTGATTCATTACAATTAACCGCAACTAATACTCTCAATGTTTTAGGTAATATTCTTGAGTTGATGATAGATGATTCTGCTGCAGCAAGAGAGTCAGCAAGAGAAGCTGCGAGGGCTGCAAAATTTGCTGGAAAGGATGAAGTTGGTCCCGCCCCAGATGGAAAAGCAGAAGAAGCAAAAGCTGGTGGCTTTTTCTCTAGAATGGGGAAAGCTGTAATGAATCCTGTTGGCGCCATGGGCAAAAGTATGAAGTCAATGGGTAAAGGAATCTCTGGTTTTCTAAAAGGTTTATCATCCGGCCTCGCCTCATTTGCTAATCCAATGGTATTAATAGGTGTAACTGTTATGTCTGCTTCACTTCCAATATTTGCCGCAGGATTAGCTGCAGCTTTTAAGGTCTTCTCAATGATTGCCGGTGAAGGTAAAGCATTAAAAATGATTACTGGAATAATCGAATCACTTGGTGAAGCAATCGGAACTATTCTTCAAAAAGTCTTGGAAGGGTTTGGTAATATGGTCAAAAATATGGGGCCATTTATTACCAAGTTCTTTAAAGGAATTGCAACAGTAATTAAAGCATTACATCCAGTAATTGTAGATGTATTCAAAGTAATAAAAGATATTATTACCGATCCTGTCCTCAATAAAACCATACAAGTAGTATTAGAAACTGTTCAAGTTGCACTTCAAGAAATTAGTAAAGTAGTTGAAAGTGTTGGTAAGGTTATAATATCTGTTATGGAAAATGTTTCTAGAATTCTCGATTCAATATTTAATGGTATTTCAAAAATTATTAAAACTATTGGTGATACAATAGGGGGAATAATAGATGATATAGTTAGTGGAGTAGAAAGATTATCGGTACTTAGTGTTGGTAATTTATTAGTACTGACTCCTGCTCTTATAGGTCTAGCTGGTGCTCTTATGCTCTTTTCTGCTGGGGCCGCTCTTGCTGGGGCTATCATGCCCACCAGAGAACAACTTGAGGGTGTAGCCAAATCCGTTGAAAGATTTGGAAAAATTGATTCAGCAAACCTTGCACCTGTTGGTAAAGGTATGGCAGCTATTGGTGCAGGATTAGCGATCTTTGGAGTAGGCGGTAAATTAGCAGAACTGTTGAAGACTGAAGAAGGCGGATTAGATTCGGTTGCAAAAAGTGTAGAAATGTTTGGTAAAATAGATTCTGCAAATCTTCAACCGGTTGGTATTGGAATGCAAGCAATAGGTGAAGGATTATTCGAATTTGGAGTAGGTGGAAAAATTGCAGCATTACTCAATGACCCAGAAGGATTAGAAGCTGTTGCAACATCTGTTAGTAAATTTGGAAACATAGATGCTACTAACTTCGCATTTGTTGGAACTGGTATTGAAAAAATAGGTGAAGGTTTAAAAGGTTTTGGTGTAGGGGGATTTGTTTCCGGTCTTGCTGAAGGATTTGGAAAATGGATAGGTGCAAGTGATCCTGTTGATAAATTTAAAGCCTTTGCTGAAATCGGTCCTCAACTAAAAGACGCAGGAGATGGAGTTACTGCCCTTGCTAAATCTTTTGGGAATTTCGATGCTGATAATTTGGAAAGACTTGGTGATGGCCTTAATAAGTTTTTAGGTGAAACCGATATGGAAAAATTAACCGCTTTCTCAAAAGCCACGGAAGGTTTAATGACAGGACAAGTGTTAGCTAAATTACAAGTAGAAAATCAACAAGCTGGAGGCGGTGGAAATAATACCACAGTAATTAATAATACAACAACCAATCAAGTTAATTCATCTCAACCAATGGTACTCCCCACCTCTGGAGTTAGTCCATCAGGCGGGGATGTAATGAATGTACGTATAATTGAGGGATAATCAATTACCTTTGTAATAGCCATCTGAAAGATAGTAGATCCACGCATCAATCAAATCAGGTGAACCCCAAGCTGCTACAGACAGACAAATCACAAAAATACAAAACCAAAATCCATACATAGTATTGTTTTCCATTAGTCTTGCTCAGCGAGTTTAGCAAAGTAAGAATACTCTTCAGTATCACCTGCGGTTTCTGCTACAGGTGGAGTAATTGCTGCTTGTTCTGCAGTCATAGGTTTACCACCATCAAAAGGTACATCTTCTACTACTGCAGTAGGAGTTGGTGTATCAGTTTGTTTTCCGAGTACACGATCTAATTTCTCTTTCAACTCTGCATAAGACTTAAAGTTCTTTTCATCGGTAAACTCTTCCAA